CATGCTGTGTGCAGGAGGCTTCATACATGTGATTCAATTTCTCCGTGAGACCATCGCGGGTTTTATCCAGGCAATCGTGGAGATCTTTGACGTCAACCTTAAGTTCATCTAGTTTTTCGTCAAGATTTGCAACCTGCGTTTCGACTATTCCAACACGTTCTGCTACTGTAGGCATTAGGGCCGTCTCCAATGTAATAAGTCAAGTGCTCGCTCAGAGCCATGTGCCTATGATATAATTGAATGCCTAATGGTTTGCCTTGATAATATTATTTAGTCGCATCAACTGATTTTACTACACCAAACGTTGGTGTTATCGCCTCGGCTTCTAAACACCGCAGGAGTCAGTTCCACTGTGTTATTTAGTCGGTCAACAATGGGCACACCATCTAGGTCATCGACCAACAGAGCCACCGGATCACCTTGAGCCAGAAACACGTCTTCACGCTCTGCATCAAACTGCCAGATCCAATGGTTGGCCTTGCCTAGGCCTATGGGCAGTCTACCTGTGTGTGATTCGGGGTCTCGGATCCAAGTGACATTGGAACGCATGCCAATAGCCTGCACAAGGCTGTTGAAATTGGCCTGTTGTCCTAGTTTTATTCGGTCAGTTTCTTCCCGTGCTGGATTAGTACGGGTGATGTCGACTACTGTGATGATTTCGTATCTAGCCATAATATGCTAGTATTTACATTCTAAATCTCCAGCCAACAAAAAAGGACCTTTCGGTCCTTTAATGCTTCCCATCCCTAGGAAATTAAGAAATGCTTGCTGCTGCTACTGTGAATGTAAGACCACCACTTACTGCTGCACCAAGAGCTGTTTCTAAACGGCCATATGTAGCTGCTTGTGTATTTGGTGTTGCTGTCTCTGAACCGTTGCGTGTGTCTTCCGCAATCATGAAAGCAATAACTGTATCGCTTACACGTTGAACAAAAAATATTTCGCCAAAGTCTGCAATGGTGTTGATAGCTTGAAAATAATCACTATTCGCATCGTCAAGTGATCCTGTTGTGAATGGTGTTCCACTACCTGCTGTGGCTTTTAAAAGAGTCAACTCTCTTGTTCCAAATTTACTGTAGGGGCTTGCACCTGCTGCCGCGGTACCTGGATAATAAACAACTGCTCGTCTAGCGTTTGCACCTAATGTTGCGTCTGCTGCACCTGCGTTTGTGTATGTTTGTGCTACTGCATATACGTCTGCCATGATAATTTCTCCTTAATCAATGACCTCGCTCAGAGGCCGGCAATATTAGGAACCACCTTGATTCCTATGCAAGTATTTATATTGGATTGAAAAAATCAGTGATTTTGGCAGTTATTCTGATCGGAATGGGGTCCAACGATCACGTGGTACCAGCTTGCTTCCGCCCGCTACATAGCCTTCACCACCGGGCTTGCCGCCTGTGCTTTGTTCGATTTCACCACCTGCACTATCTAGCTCGCGGATCACTTCGTCTTTGGCCGCCATGATCTCACGAACAAGTTCAAACAGCAGATCCATAACTCCGGGATGACGTTCGCTGTGGGCTTGCACCTTGGCTGCTTTGGCTGGTGCCTTGGCAAGAAACTGCATGAACGCATCAGTGTTGATGTTGTCTAGCTGTTTGGCCTTGCTCTGGGTATTCACAAAGGTGTATATTTCAGTTTGTAGGTAGCCCATGCCTGCGACAGGAGCCAGTAGGCTGTTGATCTTTGGTTGATTCTTGGCCAAGGCTTCTATCTTGGCCAGATTATCTGCACCCACAGCTGGTCTATGACTCACACTAGTCAGTCCGAATACTTCAAGTGCAGGAGTGTTATTAAACAGTTCTGGATTATCAAAGTCTTCTCCACTCTTGTCTCCGAAATAACTGAATACCTTGTGAGCTGCCACAGCTACTTTGGCCTTGGCCAGTGCTCGACCTGTGTCGCTGTTGACCATCACTGAGTAAGTGGTTTGATTGGGAGTGAATGAGATGCGGCCATCTGCACCTGTGTATGGCTTGCCCGGATGGAACAGGATATCGCCGTAGACATACCCACGGAAATCTTTGGGCGTAGCAGCTTCAAATATGGGCCATAGTGCTGCCATGTCTGATGCGAATCGTTCGCGCCAGTCTTCACCCTTGCCACGACTCATGATAAATTGTTTGAGTTCTTCTGGGCTTGAGCTTTTGCCTTCCTCACGACCCCAATTGTTCTTGCCCACCATACGGAATGTGCCGTCGTCATCACGACCCCAATACACTGTGGGATTACCATCCCATTTGATAGTGATATTGGTTTCAGGTTTGGCCAAGTCTTTGAGGATCTGTATGGCCTTGACTGCGCCATCGGATTCAGTGAACACTAGATCCTCTAGGTGGTTGAATTCTCTGCCCACCTTTTTAGGAGCAGGTGCTTGATCTTCTAATAAAAGTTCCCAGAATCTCATCGTACTATGTCAATCATTCTGCGCATCCAACCAATGGTTCCTGGCTGATAGCTTTCTACCGCAGCTTTGGCTGGTAGCTCAATGCCCTGCTTGCCCAAGGTTTCTCTGGCACCTGAAACCAGTTCATCGTAGTTGGGCAGTTTGATTATGTAGTCCAGAATGTTGTCTACACTGCGTATATCTTTGACCGTGGCTGTCTGTCCCAGCAACTGTTTGGCGATGGTGTTCCAGTCATCACCGCCTGGTAGAGGTTCGTTGGTGTCTGCGTGTAGCAGACCAAACTTGGGTGAGTATTTTAGATCCCTGGCTCGGGCGATAGAACTCAGCACGATGTGGCGATGCTCACCCTTGTACTGTCCGCGACCGCCGATCAATGATCCCTGTTGGAACTTGGGATTTACACTAAACATAAAGTCTGCTTGAACGAACCCGTTGACCTGATCACCTGCGATAGGTGTTTTCAAATGCACACTGTCTCCACTGAGTTTGACATTTTCTTTGCCAAACTGTGCGATTAATTTAGCTGCGAATTCTTTCTTGTCCACTTCATTGGCATCCACTGAAAGATCTAGATCACCCGAACTGTTCAGCTCAAATGTACCGTCCGGATCTTCTTTGCGACCTGTGGTGCCCAGCCATTTCACTGGCTTTTTGTCATCTGGATCCAGTTCTTTGGTAAAATCTAGACCAGTGATCTTTTCTATGTAGTCTATGGTGGCAGGCACATCTTTGGTAGCGATGCGCTGGGTCAGTGATTGTTTGTCGGCATCTTTGAATACGTTGCCACCTTCAAATAGTTTATTCATCGTTGATAATTCTCTGAGATTTACGAGATTCTGTGATTTTACGGATACCACGGGTAAATTTAGCTGGATCCTGCCCGCGGATAGCATTGACAAATCTACGCTCAAGTTCATCTGCCTGTTCTGGAGTATACTGCTTGTGCAGGCTTTCCAATAGGTTTATGGCTGAATTGATGATGTTGGTGGCTCTGCTTTCAAACAGCGCATCCTTGTTGCGTACTTCGGCTATTTCATTCAGCTCTTGCAGTATTGAACGAGTTCTAAGTTTCATGAGTGGTTCCGTTGATATAATATTTAACCTAAACTCGAGATTGTTAAAATGATATTATATAGCAGAAATTGTGCGGTCGCACATAAGTGGACTAAATAACTCAGTAGAAACCATAAGAACCTGCACACACTTACAGAGGAAAAACAATGAAATACCTATCAAACCAGATGCTGGCCTTGATGGAACGGCTAGCAGAGATGTTCCCAGGATCTAGCTATCAATCAAGTCTAGATCAGTATCTAGCAGACAAAGGCATTACCGATGCCGCACAGTTGGAAAACTACATCCAACAATACAACTATTCTCAAAAGGAAAAACATATATGAAAACCATTTTCAACTACATTTGGTCAGTGTTTGATTCATTCGGCCGAGCTCGTGCTGCCAGCCATTTGGCTCGTATCGGACAATACGAAGCAGCTAAACGGGTGATGTCTGAATAACAAGTAAATAAACCATGCAATTGGTTTATATACACGGTGCTAATGCCACCGGCGAAAGCTTCAATCATATCAGAACCAGGCTGGGCAAGGGTCTAGACCTAAACTATGACAGTCGTGATGGGTTTGAACATAATCTAGCAGCGATGCAGCAGAGTTTGGCTGGAGTATACCAGTGTTTTTTCATAGCTCATAGCCTGGGTGGTATATACGCACTGCATCTCAGCCATCATTTGCCCACGCATGTGCTAGGAGCAGTCACACTAAGCACACCATATGGTGGCGCAGAAGTAGCGGACTATGCTCAATACTTTTTACCATTCAGCAGACTCATGCGTGATATTGGTCCCAGTAGCTGGGCCATGCGGGAAGCGGCCAAGATAAAGGTTCAGCATCCTTGGTGCAACATAGTGACTGTGCAGGGCCGCAGTCCTTTCATAGTCGTGGCCAATGACGGAGTGGTTAGTATTCAAAGCCAGCGTCACCACGCAGACATGGAGTTGATTGATGTGGATTACAACCACTATGAAGTGGTGTTGGCAGAGCCTGTGATAGATATCATCCGTGAACGGATAAACAGAATCACAAAATAGTTGTTTTTTTTCAGTTAGGCATATATAATAAACTAACAGCGAAATAGAAGTAGTTGTTAGACACAGACATTACACACAGGAG